ACCGACAGTGGAAGTGACGGTGACGTTACGACCATAGCGGCCCATGATGGCATCAGTCTGTACCACTGTTGGCGCGACGTTGCCAGCAGCAGCAAGAACGACAGCGTTAGCAAGTGCTGTGCCACTCGCTGCTACGACAGCAGGAATGTCAACAGTAGTAAGTCCATCAACACCAACGTCAGCCGCATAGCACATGTCTGCTACACGGTGATTGACGCGGCGAATGCTGGGAACAGCGACTTGTACAGCCATAGTTATTTATCCTCTTGTTTGAACACGTCTTGTTCAACTTGCTCGCCGCTCACAGCCAGCATCTTGTCAAGCAACTTGGGGTCTTTCTCAAGAAGCTGTGTAAGAACGTCGAGCGTTTGCTTCTGCTTGTTCGACAATGCAGCAGACTGTTGCTGCACTCCAACTACCGTGTCATCGCCACCTTCCATGTACAGCGGTACAAGGTTGCGATCCAACTTCAATCGCTCAAGATCACCTTGAGAGAGGAACGCGCTATCACCACGAAGTGTACGCACCATATAGCCTTCAACCTCAATCTCAGTAGGCACAACACGAAAGCCTATCTCGTCTTTCACAGTGCGATTGACTATAGTCTTTCGCTTCATAGGCTCAACCGTGTATGCAGGGATAGCCTTCTGCTTCTGCTCCATGCTGAACGACTGTTGCGTTCGCTTGTTCTCGAAGCTGACTACTGGTGTAGGTTCGCTAGCCATAGGATGTATACTCCGTATACTAGTCGTTCACTACAGCGTGGGTGCGGTATTGCTTCCACGTAGCGAACTGACATTGCGTGATGACACGCTGTCCATAGCCGTCGATAGTCCAAGGTGCAGTGAGGTCAACATTCTTCATGTTGTTGTCACCTAGGATGTGTAGACGGAGGTAGGTGTCATTGAGGAAGTAGGCACGATCAACCGGGCAGCTTTCATCATAGATGATAGGCACGCCGTTGTGCGACACACCGTCGAAGCCCAAGTCCATCATGCGCTTGCCGCTGCTTGTGTTCGTGAGCGGAATAGTAAGCTTGCTACGAACGGCAGCACGATACAGGCGATAGTGATTACGTCCAGCAATGATAACCTTCGGACGTTCCGTACCTTGCTTGAGGTCAAGAAGCACATCATCGTAGGCTTCCTCGATATTCGTCGCGTTAAGAGTACCCGCGAAGTCGTAGGAAGAACTACGCCACTGCACTTCCGTAGCACGATCAACACCAGCGAGCGATCCAACGGTAGGATCATCAGGTACAAGTAGTGCAAGTCCGTTCGGATCATTGCCGCCACCTACACCGTACAGGTACATAGAGAACTTTTCCTTGATGCTCAACTCAAGAGCCTCAAGTTTACCCTGCAACAGCTTCACAGCCGCTTGCTCACCCTTGTTTTCATCTTCCTCTTGATTGGAGATGATCACAGTACCGGCGATGCGTGACCAACGGTACTCAAGCTTGATGAACTCTTGCGTCTGTACGACAGGCAAGCTGTCATAGTAGCTGTAGCTAGTGATAGTCGGATTGCGACCTGTCAACAGCGGGTTGGTGATGTTGTAACCGCTGCTTTCATTCTCAATCCTGTCACGTGCGAAGCACCACGCCATGAGCGCGTTACTCTGCATGGCTGCGACGATGAGCTTCTTACGCGAACGCTCAATAGTCGTAGCCAGTACGTTCTGGAGTACAGGCATCGTTGTGTGTCCTATTTGCTGTTGAGTTCTGTGAACACAGCCGCTGCAATGTCCTTCCACGGAGCATTAGCGCGGAAGTCTCCACGCGAGTTAGTGTTTGTAGTCGGAACCTGACCGCCGTTAGGAGCTACACCGCGCATATCGCCCGGCGTTGACCTACTCTTACCATTGCCACCGCGTTGGCGCTGCATAGCTGCTTCAATCTGCGGCTTCAGTGGTGAAGTGAAGTCAAATCCACGTCGCTCAACCCAACTACGTAGTTCATAGTAAGCTTTCTCTGGTGACAACCCATGTTGCTGCACCAGATTGCTAATCTCTACCCCATGCGTTTCAGAATGAGGGTGTGCTTGCACAAACTGCTCCATCTGCACTTGAGCGCGTTCTTCAATCTGTGCTTGCTGCTGACGTTGCTTAGTCTGCTGCTCTAACGGACCCAATCTGCGATCAAGTTCGTTAGTTATGACACGTGCGTTGATCTGTGGCACTGCATCTGTGCCAAACAGTTCCTCCATAGTGACGCCAGTAGCAAGAACACGTGCAACGATGTCACGAACAGCCATAACAGGGTTCTGTTCTGCCATAGCACGTAGCTGCAACGCCTCTTGTGCCATCTGAGGCGACAAGTTGTGCTGCTTCATCGTCGCATCAAGCTGTTGGAAGCTCTGGAAGTGCCGCTGCATGTTCCGCAGGTCGCGCGATGCTTGATTTGCAGCGTATTGAGCGCGATTTAGGTTGTATGCTAGCTGTTTCTCACGTCGCGTTGCAGCAACGATCTGTCCGTTCTTGTCAAGTAGCTCGCCCTTCGGTCCTTTACGTGGTTTGTCAGTGAAAAGCTGGTCGTCTTTGTCTTTTCCACGTGGCTGATGACGATCTGAGCCAGTTTCTTGCTGCTCATCACCACCTTCAGCTTGCTGTTCACCCTGTTGTGGCTGCTGTGGGTCTAGTTGACCATCATCACCACCTGTATCTGTGTCCTGTTGCGGCGCTTGCTCGTCTTTGATGCCAAAGCTGTCACCAACAGCGGACATTAGGTCTTTCTCGTCAGGCATTGTAGCCTCCTTTACGCTGCTGCGCCTTGTTGCAGTTGTTGTATCATCTCTGTAGCGATGTCAGCTACGCTCTTACCGCGAGCAAGTTGCATTCCTAGCTGTTGCTTCATCTGCGGTGGCATACCGTCGATAAGTCGCGCTACTTCCTGCACTATTGAAGCGATGTCGTCAAGTTGTGGCCCACCTTGTCCACCACCTTGTTGCGGTGCACCACCACCTTGCGCCTGTGCGCGAGCTTGCATTGCTTCTTTAACCATCTCTTGACGACGATCTGCACCCTGTTGTTCACCTTGCTGCTGCTGTCCTTCTTGTTGCACTTCTTCAGGACTTGGACCTTGCACTTCCTTCATTATGCCTTTGTAGATAAGCTCCCAATCTTCCTGACTGACAACTACGTTGTCGAACGCTTGAGAGAGAACTTTAAGCGCAACAACGGCAGCAATAGGTGTTGCACGTGTAAACTGACCAATGATCTGACTAATTTGCAGTGCTTGCTCTTTCTTCGCTCTGCTAGTTGGTTTAAGTGTACTACCACCGACAACACGCGGAGTGAAAGTGCTACGGATAGCCTGAGCATCCATCTTCTCCCAATCACCAGCGAACTTGTCACCTAAGATGACAGACACTTCTTCCTTGTCCATGAACTGCATACACATCTGAGCTATAAGCCACAAGACAGTACCTACGCTGTCTTCAATCGCGTCCATCTTCTCGTCCGCACGCGTTTGGATTTGGCTCTCGTAGCTCTCAATCGCTTTATTCGTAGTGTTTGTCTTGTACTCCACACCACGTTGCACACTGGCTACTCCTGACAGTCTGTCGATTGCTTCTAGCACTGGCTTCTTGTCGAAGAACTTGATCGCCTCTGCGCTAGGCGGTAGTAAGGGTCCGAGAACGTCACCGATCTTCTTGCCTTCTGGTAGATCAACTCCGAGTGTATTAGTGTCGAGTGTACCAGCTATAAGGCTCTCCAACATCGAACCATCTTTAAGTGAGTTCTTATCATACACTACCTTGCCTGCTGCGAACTTGCGTACTTTGGCCCACTCGTTGTTGATGATGTTTATATCATCTTGTTGGTCGAGATAATATGTAACTTCACCTTTGGCGTACATGCTAATTGGGTCAGTGTGGAACTCCATAGGTACGACAGTAAAGAACTGGTCAAGTGCATATGGATCATCCCACACCCAAAGAGGATAGCTCCAGTCATTGCAGTTGTATAGCTCCACTCGTCTAGTAACTTTGTCCCATACATAGACCACCTTTGTCATCTGTGCTGCAAGGAACGAAGCTTGATCTGCATAGCCGTACTTAGAGTGTTCGCTAGTAGAGTAGCTGAACAGTTGGAAGTTGTCTGTTTGACCGCGTTCCCCTTGATCTGGTGAAACACCCGCCTTGATGACATTGCTAGGGGAGAACACACTCTCCCATTCATCAGTACCGGGCTTCTTGCGTCCGAACTTGGCACGCAACAAAGCGGTATACATGAGGTCTTCAATCATCACCCAATTACACGGACCACTTAAGTCTAGGTCAGTGCTTGTTGGATCGACGATGATCTGATCTGGTCTACGCACCTTCACCCACGGACCTGCGGGTGTGAGCATGTCAATCGTTTGCTCTAGTGCTAACAGCTTGCCTTCAATCTCTTTGATGTCCTTCTGTGACTGTGCCTTCTCTAGCTCAGTGGATAGCTTCTGCACTTCTTCTAGTGCTGCTTCACTCGACTGCTCACGCAAGGTGTAACCGACTTCAAACCAACCAATGTTAGTGAGTGACGTGCTAACGATGTTACGCTTCACTTTGCGCTTAAGATTAAGCCCCGGTGTGGTCTTCTTACTGGCGAGTGTGTTGACAAGTCGTTCGACTGTACGAGCGCGGGGTTCGTCTTCTTTGTCCTCACACGTAAACTCTGCATCTGGATTTTTGGTGAATAGTAGCGGTACGAGTGCACTGACGTTAGCGAAGACAAGGTTCTCAGTGCTGTCGAATGTCCCTGCCAGTGACTTGCCAGATGATGCATTCTCCTCACCACGTGAGGGTGTGTTGTTGCGAGTATGATCATGGCGATAGTACCTGTATGCTTCGTTCCATGCATCAACGTTCTTACTCATCGCGCTCTTACCTTGGTCGTAGCGACTACGCCACAAGGGGCCGCGATGTTTAGAGACAGGTATCTTACTCTCGCCAATCATGCGGTAGATTGGTTGATCATCTACAGCAGCAGCTTCAGGCTTCATAATGCCTTCGAAGCTAGTGAACTCACTGCTATCAGCAGCAGGTTCTGCTCTGCGGTTGTATTCCTCACCGGGTTCGTATTGCTCAGCCATAGCGGTGGCCTCTTGGATTGTCTTTCGACTTGTCACGCTCTTGCCACAGCATGTAGCTAGGTACGCGTTCGTCTGCTGGTGTTATGTACTTACCGATGTCAGGCATCTCGCTCAACAAGTAGCGCGTAGCGTCCATAGCGTGATCGTTACGGTCCATCGGTTTGTCAATACGTTCGCCTGAAGTTGATTGCTGCCAGAAGTAACCAGCACATTCGTCAGCCCACCAATCGAGCTTTGCATTGACGAACAATCGCGGCGAGCTTGCAGCACGTTGAACAGGATGAAGCAAGCGATAGTTAATGTTGAGATAGCTACCCACCTTGACGACGCCGTTGTTGATGTCATTGTTGCCCCGGCGCATGGAGATGCCATCTTCCTTGAACATGTCAGCGATGGTCTTACCCACTGTGCGCTTGTGTACTGTCTTGCGACCGAAGATGCTGGGATCGGCTTGTATCTTGTGCATCTCGTCTACTTCAACTGACCACTCGTTACGTATACGGCGTATACTTGAAATCTGTTCGTCTATCGACATCTCTTTCTTGTAGAAGCCATCACAGATGATGACGTGTTGTTCTGGTGTCACAGAGGCAAGTAGGTAGCATGACTGCTGTGCTTGACCGTAGTCGTAGCCTTCTATCCAGTTCGGCATGTAATGTGTTTCGTGATAACCGTCGAGTAGCGCCGTGATGTTCCCCTCTTGCAGCAGGTGTACGCTGTTATCGTACTGCGGGTATACCAAGCCTTCATAGGCCACCCATTTGCCAAGTAAGAAGCGGTCACGTTGTTGACCACTGTACATTGTCTCCAGAGTTTGTATGAAGTCGCCGCCTTCAGCTTCGTGGACATGACGTAGTTCATAGGTGCTGCCTTCTATGACTTCGATCAACAACTGCGGCTTACCGTTGTCATCTAGCACTGGCTTGCGGTCAACGTCACGAACACAGATCAAGTCGTCAGTGATGTAGTCACTCTGTTTGTATTGCAGCAGCGGTCGCACTAGTTTGCTGTACACCCAATTGCCTGTTGGGTTGCACGTGAGCATCATCCACCTAGGGCCAGTGACAGGCATAGTAACATCATCGCCAGTATAACGGGCGCGACCGCGTAGACGACCGAATAAGTCCAAGAAGTCCTTATGTGTTATCTCCGGGTCTTCCACCTGATCCACTATTACCCAATCGAACGTTGCGCTCAACAAGTTCGAAGAACTGCTCTCTGTCTTCGTCCCTTGTTGCGCTATATATCTGAAGTAGATAGTCGTGCCATTCTTTAGGTGACATATGTTGTCGCCGTTCTGGCCAACTGCGAAAGATGTGATCCAAGTAGGCGGACACCACTTCAAGAACTCCTTACGTATAGTGTCATTCAGCTTAGGATACGTCGAGCGCGATATAAGACCAGTGCAACCCGGATACAGGTCAGCAAGCTGGATGGCCTTGATAACCGCAGCAGTAGTCTTACCATTGCCAAAGCCACCGCCATATATCTGCACCTTAGCTTTGCTACGCAGGAAGCGATCCTGAAGACTACCTTCTTTCAGTAGTAGCTCAGGACGCTCCGCTACGTTGACTGTTCTAGTTCTTGCCATTGCTCTGTGTAGTTGCAGCCTTCACAGCCCACATAGCTGCTTGCTCGTAGTTGGTCTGTGCGAGTGCAGCTAGACGTGCACGTTCGTTGCCGTGCTTGTCACCTTCATTCGACTTCTTGAAGTCTTCACATAGGTCGATCAGGTCAGCGGTGTAACGCTTGATCTTGTCAACTACATTCTCACCACTTGGATTGAAGCTCTCACGCACACGATATGCGCCGATGCTTCCACCTTCTTCAGCCATCTGTAACTCCTATCTGATGTTAGTCTCAGCCCAACGAGTTGTACCACCTTGCAGCGAGCGATACACTGTGCCGTCAGCGGTGTTGATGTATAGCTGCGATGAGTAAGCAGACACACCAGCAGGGAACACAGCACCAACTGCTGTAGGCATCTCATAGCTAGGATCAACGTCACCGTAGAAGCCGTTAGCCTTGATGCCTTGTCCGTCCTTGTTCGGTACGATAGCCATCACACACCTTCTTCCTGAACAATTTGTGAAGTTATATCCTTAGCATCGACATCGACTGTCGGCATGTGCTTCGGTTGTGCTATCTCACGTATATGACGAATAACAAGCCCGCCTTCCAATGAGTGCCTGTGTTCCATGACTTGCTTGGGGGAGAAGCCACCACGGTCGAGCATGTTCATCGCAATGCGGGCTTTAGTAGCTGGGCGCGTTTCTTCGTCTTGTGTAAGGTCTTCAAGTAGATCAAGCGCAGTAGTAGACATAGCGTCGATACGCTTCTGTACACTGTCAGCTTGCATGTCGTGGATGTTGTCTTTGAGAAGTTGATCAAGCTGCGTGAATAGCTGCAAGCCTTTGATCATGTCAACTTGAGATAGCTTCAAGCCTGTAGCTTCAGCTATCTCAGCATCGTTGATGCCTAGTGTGAAGTAGAGCCAGACAACGCCAGCAGTGGTTATAGCCTTGCTGTCAGCAGGTAGATCAATAAGACCACGCCGCACAACACGATTGTTGCGATCACGACCTCTGATAGTAGTTGTCTTCTCGCTTTGTCTGCTAGCCTTTGTTTGCTGTGCAATAACAGCATCTGGCGACGTGCTTGGGAGCATCGCCTGACCAGTCGCGGTGTCAATGACAAGACCATTAGCAAGAGGTAGGTCAGGCATTTGCTTTCTTCTTACCGCCAGCACCAGCTTTCTTACGGAAGATGTCAGCAATCATTGCTTGACGTTCGTTGCCGGGTTTGGGTTGCTTGTTAGCAGGGATAGCTGGGCGTTGCTGTCTACCAGCTTGCATACCCTGTGGCACAGGTGCGTTAGGGTTGCCAACAGCAGACTGCATCATCTGTGCAGAGATTAGATCATCAATAGGATTGCCGCCACTACTGCGAGGCATAGGAGAACTCCCGCTATTTGGAACGTTCGCTTCTTGAACTTCTGCGTCTGCGTCTTCGACTGGTACGCTTGTGTCAGGGGGTTGGGTGTCTTCTTCATCTTCTTCTACTTCATCAGCAGCAGGAGGTGTAGCGCCGCCTTGACCCTCTGTTAGTGATGCCTGTGCAGCTTCATCAGGCCAATCAGCAACCATGTCGATCAGTTGTTGCTCGTTGGTGTTCAAGCCAACGTGCTTCATCATCTCTGCAAGCAGCGCAGGG